ACAGATATGGAAACATACGGTGGTGTTGGTTTATTGAATTATAATGATGTAGATAGTGGCAACCCTGCCACCTTAGTAGATGCTAATGGTAAGGTGTATGGGACAATTACAAGCGCACTGGATGAACGAGCAGTGACCTTTCAAGGAACAACCTACACCTATTCACGACTCAAATTAGCCTCTTTGGTTGCCGATATACCCGAAGGCACAATTCTCCATAGGGTTGAACCCACTCTTACTCTTGTAGCAAATATCACTCAAACACTCCGTCACGGTCAAATGCTGTTCAAGGGTAAAGGGCTGAATAAGTGGCAAATTGCGCTGGAAAACGGCCATGTTATCAATTCAAGGTTCCCTAAATTGAAAAACGCTTATGCCGACCAACACGAAGAAATAACAAGTTTGACGAACGCCGATACCACATTAAACACTGCCCAAAATGTGGTGTTGAATAAAGCCGTTATCAAGAACGGTTTGAAAAGTGAAGTAAGCACCATTACAGCCTCCACCGCCGCTAATATCGGTTCTCAAGGATATGTGCATAGGCCATTCCGAACAATTAGATCGGTCAATAGCGAGCGTGTTAAGGGTTTAGCAATCCCGAATGAAGCAAGAGTTTGGGAAAACATACCAGTGACCGATGATACAGGTGCGGAATTGATACTTGAAGGGGGTTCACCGTTTGGAACTGTCATCAAGGACTACGATTACAAGCAAAATCGCATTGACCCTAAAACAAACACCGCTTCTTCTCTTCCATCCACGCCCGGTAGTGGAATTGAGCCGAACTTGGAAATCCAAATGCCATCGCAGGATGAAATACCGGGCAACATTCTCGTCCGTAGTGGACACGACCGTGTGCAAGCATGGAAACACCTTTCGTGGGGCATGGGTGGTTTAAGTCCTCCAAGACCCGACGAACCGGGTGTGATCGAGGCCAACACCGACCCCTACGACACCAACGCAGGAGAAGCCACACAGTTCGACACAAACGACCGAGTGTTGCATTTCCACCCTGTGCGTATTTTGCACGACACGCTGACTTCTCAATTCGGTCTATCACTGAACAATACTCCCGGTGCCGTTGCCAGTGGTTCGACACGATTGTTTGCGGCCCACCGCCTCTCCGACCACGCTGAACGAGGTTCGGTATTGCCGGAAACACAGAACGGTGCTGTCCAAAGCACCAATATACATGCACACCACAGAATACGGTTTGGCCGTCAAGGTCATCACTTTGTATCACCCTCCACGATCCGTGGAACACCACAGTCCCTACGGCGTCAATTGCACCGTTCTCACGGCTCGGCTTATTCACTAATGTTTGAAGCGGAGAGCGAAAACAAGCACTTTGGTTTCCAATCGGCCCACGGAGATAATGACTCAAATACCTTCTTTTTGGACACTTTAGAAGTCAAATCGAGTAGTAACAACACTGGTTCTTTCAGTGCCGACGGGTTGCCTCACGCTGAAATCGAAAACAACGCCCTGCCGAACCACGAACGGTTCTATGGTTCAGCACCAAATGACGGCTATGACATGCTTTTCGCACCCGGACAGGAACATACCTTGACCGAGGGTGCCAAAGAACAGGTGCATTTCGTTTCGGGTGTTCAAGGTATAGAGGTTTCTAATTTCGGGGGATATGGTAACGCTGGTAGTAGTGCCGCAGTAGCCTTAGAATTGGCTTCAACACGAACCGTGGGCCACCGGCATAATGCGGGTGAAGAGTTCGCTATAAACGGGTTCTTCCTCAATCAATACTTGCTCATGGGTGGTCGCCCACTACCCTCTTTACGCACATTACAACATGAGCGAAGTGGTGTAGATCCTCACGCTTATACATACAACGGACACCCTGCTGGGTGGCATCAGCCCCGTGTTGGGACAGAACTGGCTACTGTGCCACCATTGTTCGCCCACGACCCCGATATGGTGAACGCATCGGCTACTCCGGTTGCTATTATTGAATCACCAACAGCAACAGCACACTTTACCCAAGTGTCGGCCCATAATGACCTTGCTTTGGTTAAGGCCAGCGACACGAACTCCGGTGCTACACCCGACGCATTCCTTTGCACATGGCTGGCGGAATATAGCCACCCTGCACTATTTGGCACAAGCCGTGAGCATTACATGACATTCCGCTATCGTTCAGCAGGTATGCCAAAAGCGGTTGATAACCCAGCAGTTCGTGGTCTAATGCTAAGAAACGCCACCCAATCCGGTGCCCAAACCACAGGGACTCCGAAGAAGGCTATGGCATTTGAACGACTTTATGCGTTCCAATGGTTGCAGAACTTCGGCTACAACGGATTGAATGCTGGCGGTCACGGTGCGAACTGGGGAACAAGAGCCGCCAGTTCCGTGCTGATGGGTCACACTACACTTCGAGAACCGCATGGGACACTGGAATTAAGGCCGAACTTCTTGATGCGAGGCTATGGACGGCGTTATAGTCGTGGTGAAGGTATCGGTGATGGGCTTAATCCATACAAATTAGTTTCACGAACAATACTCGACAAAGACGCTGACGATAATGGGGTATGGAACGAGATTACTACGGTGATGAACCCCATGGTGGCTGTTGATTGGAGCCGTCGCTTGCCTGTGCGAGCATGGGGATTCCGAACAGGTAGTGATGCTCTCAATATGTTGGCGGGCGATCCTGCTGAAACACTCACCACGCAACAGAAGATACAAGCCTCCGGTCGTTTCGACGGTGGAGTGCATGACACCATGAACACCCTGCCGGTTGGAAGCGATTGGCAGACCCTATCAGCCTACACAGGTGTGGAAAGAAGTGTTCCTATTGGTTTTGTTGTAAGTGAGCATACAAACGAAGGCCATGATTTAGAAGGCTTTTCACGCCTGTCAAACGAAGCATGGACAAAAGGCGAAACACCAGCCGGTATGGGTCGTGTGCTGGATTTGGAGGACATTGGACTCGTTAAAGCAAATGCTTTACCAGCAGGTATGGTTGATTCGCACCGAACCGAGTTCGCCACTATAACAGGCACAGCCGCTAAGTTCCTAAAGTCTAAACCATTGAACAAAGGTTCAGATCCTATTATTGGTTTGAATCACCATTCCGGTGATGCTACTTTAGCCGCAGGTTCGGTTGAAGCAGTGACTCAATCCACCGCATTTGGTGGCGGAACTACATTCATACATCATAAAGGAAATAACCTTCATCTCAACGCACACCCAGTCGATCACAAAGTGAGCAGTGGCGACCAAACCCATTTCCCAGCACACGGATGGGGACGCTCATTGGACATGAAGAACAAGAATACAGCCGACCGAGGTGTCATGCCTATTCCTCTATCCGAAATAGCCGACCACCGACAGGTGCAATCCGACCTTTCACCTCGATTGGGTATGGTTATTGAAACCGAAAGCGAGCGAACTACTGGAAAGAACGAAGACTATATCGTAACCAGCACCAAGGCAGTTTCACTACACAGCGATTTAGCCATTGGACAACAGTTCCCATTGACCCCTTCTTGGGTATCGCAAACCAAGTGGACAAAGTTCGCCGGAGGCGCAACGACAGCCGCCACAGGGCCGGATGCTACTTACGGCGGCCCTCTCTCCCCTAACCAAAAATGGCAAATGCCTCAATGGTCTTTGGATAGAGAGACAAACCACGGTGCCCCTGCTAATTCCGATACCATCACTATGTTCGATGGTAAGGGTGTCTTAGACCACTGGGCTGTTCGTGGTTGCGGTGACTTACCGCCTTGGGGCGGAGTATATATTGTCCGTAAGACTTGGCTTGAGCGACCCGAAAACAACAACAACAACCGGGCCATAATGCCATATGACGCCTCCGACTCTTTACACAGTCAAAGCCCAGTCCCAGTATCGGCAGTGGAACAACCCGTGCGTAAAACAGCCGACTACATCATGCGTATGGTGCGACCTCTCAAGGCGTTTGGTTTCACTACCCGTAAAGACTGGGATGACACAGACCAATTCACACAGGATGGATGGTTGTTGGGTGCTTACTCAACGGTTACATCGTCGGGCCATGGGCACCAGCCTTTCACCCGTGACAAACGATACGGTATGTTTGAAATGAACCAATCTAAGATGCCCGGAACGATTGAACCAATTGGTTCTCGAAGCGATACTGCGCCTACAATGGAATGGCCGGATGCCAACGAGCGTGATGTTACATGGCACTTGATACCAAGCGCAAACATGCTTCAACACTTCAAGTCGGATGCTTCAAGACGAGATGGTGAGGGTAGATTGGTTCCATCTGTAGATCCACGCTATTCCCAAAGCACCCATCCGGGTGGCAAAGGGGTTGTTTCGCAAACCCAAACAAGTTTCACCGCTACTACAACAGCGATATTAGACCCTTACAACAGGCGTGGTGCAGATCAAGATGTTGTCAAAGCACAGGCTGACTTGGCGATGACTACACTTGGGCCGAAGCAATTGATTTCTATTGATGGGGGAACATACATCACAGTGGCCGATGCAACAGTATTCCCTGCAACGGGAACATTGGTGATTATTGGTTTGACAGGACAATTAACCTACAACGCAAGAACCGAAAGCAGACTTACTATTTCAGCCAGCACAGGTGAGTGTTCGAGTATCGCTGACCTTGCAGGGAGAAACATTTACTTTGGTAAGAATGGTGCCACTGTCGCCGCTACGGTAGCGAACATCTACCCTTCTAAGCACTCTCTTGTTGTCTTGCCTTCATTGGTGGACAATGCTGTCTCCGTCGGCCTTTCATTATCCGATAAATGGGATGCTACGGACAGTGGTGATACCAAGACATTCTCCCCTAATATGGGCTATCGAGGCATTGGGCACTACGACCCATCGGATTTCCGAATGCTGACTCCCCAGCGTTTCGTGCTAAACGACGGAGCAAAGGAAGGTGTCATTTCATATGTCAAGAGGCCGGGAACAGGTGGGTTGAACAAAATATATGTCGATGGAAGGGAACTTTCTAAGGCAAACCACCCTCCTTATTTGCTCGATTCTATCAATAAGAAGTGGCGCATCGCTGGTGCTGATGTCATCTCCGGTGAAGGCAATTGGCAAGAGAACCTATTGAAGTTCCGAAACATCAACGGCGAGTCCCTTAGTGGCGGCGGTATGTCTTTGGGTGGCACTGTTCGATTAGGGCACTACATGGCAGTTGGTGTGAGATCCACCGACGCCTCTTTGATGTTGCTTGACGACATCGGCCAGTCAATACCGGGTGCTGACCTCCTGCCGTATGAAACAGCAAATGAGCCGACAATGGTTGATGACGCAATCTACTCTTACCCATCAGCGTCAAACATAGGATATTACCTACAAGCCAATAACAAGGTTTCGCAATCCGCTATGGTTAATGCCCACCCCTCCCTTTCATCGACCATTGAACATAGTAGTGTTTTCGTGAGCAGGGACGCAAGAGGTATTGGAGTTCTCGATACAATGCGTGGGTTTTCGCAAATGGATGGACGACAAATGCTGATGGATGATACAGGAAGAATCATCTATTCGGGTGAGGTCTTCCTTGGCCGAGAACAACGCATTGGTTCATCCAGTGGCCCTCAAATGGTAGAGGTTTCTTCTATGTTGGAGATGGCAAACCATGTAATTGTCGAAGGTGATAGGATAGCCGAAAACGAAACAATCCGAGCCGAGGTCAAAGACCTTGAAAAAGCCAAGTTAATGGGCGGAAAGGGCAACGAAGAGGGTGTCCTTCGCACTTTACTTCAACAGGTTCCGGGTGTGAAGGAAAGGGCACTGGCTTTGAAAATGGCGAAACAATTTATGAATCGAACCGAGCAAGGTTCCGCTATGATTAGGGTTACTGGACTCGTTAAAGCAAGTCATTTACAACCGGGTGAAATCATCGGAGTGGACTTTGTTAATGAAGGCATCAAGGGCCAATATGCTGTGTTTGAAGTCACCAACCACAGCACTGGTGGCACGACTGATATAGTAATTGGACAGTATGAGAAGGGTATTGAGGGGCTTCTTGCCGACATGCTCACATCAACAGCCAGCAACAGCGAAGAAGACCCAACACGCCTAAAGGATCGTATTGAAATGTCCTTAAGTGGGTCAGTTCGTTTGGTCGCCGCCAGCCGTGTGAGAACACGGATTGTCAATAATACCCGTTTCATCATTGGTGGTCGCTGGCGAGGCTCACCTACAAACAGCCAATTGGGTTCTATTGGAGTGCAAGGTGGTGCTACTGGTGTTATCAAGAACGGTGCAATCAACGCCAATGCTACAACCGCTATCGCCGTCGATGGTGTGGATGCAACCCTCCGCTTCGGCGCAAACGACCTACTCTATACACTGGCTGGTTTGTATGTTGGGCGTGTTCAATCCGTCACCGCTACCGGCATTACGCTGACAGCAAATAACATCGTTGCCATAGCCGACAACCTCCAATTAAGGGTAAAGTCAAAGAGGGCCGACCCAGTGGGTCATTCTAAGTCCGTGTTCTACGAGGTGAGATAATGCCAATACTTGATGGAATAAAAGCCAAATTAGCCGACCACCTACAAGGTTTGCTTACTCAAATAAGCCTCGGAACATCGGGGGGACAAGCCTCACGCCGTGACGGTGGGGCAGGGAATGTAGTGTTCAGCACTACTCCTACTGTCCAGCGTGTGGATGACCGCACGATTTCAGCAAATGCTATTTTCTCGACTGATTTGATCAGTTCATCGGATGTTAAGGAGGTGGTGTTGCATGGTGCTACACCACTTGACAATCCTGCTTTTAGGGCGTCTTTCGTTCCTATTAGCAAGAATGCAACCAACGAGATCCGTGTAGATATTGTAATGGAAGTGCGATAATGGGGACAACAGGAATAACAGAAGGGCATGAAAAAACGGGAACGAGTGCAACATGGCAAGCCGATGGATTAAGGGACACAGATGTTCTTTCCTCCGCTACGCTCACCAATTTTGTTGAACGAGGCATTGGAAACGGTGTTATCCCTATCGGACTCACGAACTATCAAACAGACAGTGGGGGTTCGGACAGGAACAACCCCATTGTAGGGAACTGTGTGACTCGACCAAATGGTGGTGGTGGTGCTAATTCCATTTTCGTTGATGCAGGGGTAGTATGCCTCGACGGTGTATTCTACAATGTAGGGCACGCAAACGCATTCGATTTCAATACAAGCGCATATTACAATGGTCGTTTCAATTCGGGCGGAATGGTTCTACCAAGTGGTTCCAACCAAGAATGTTGGGTGCTTGTCATTGTCGATCCGGAACTCAATGGAACAAATAATGTAGGTCTTGTATGTGGCCCTGTGGTGGATGTCAGCACTGGTGTCTATCCGCAAATGCCTTATTCTCACCTTGTCAAGCAATCGGTCGTTTTGGCGGCTATGCGAATCACCTATGCCAGCCCACTGAATGTGGCGGCTATCGAGGACAAAAGAATGTTCATTCGTGGTGGCCCTATGCCCTTAACAACATTGAAGAAGGCAAATGGCGACGCAACCGATCCAATAAATGATTATGGAACTTCGCCCTCATTGACCGCCGGGACTTTGCCCGAAACAGGACTTGGTGTATTTTATGCAAGAAACCCTGTTGGACATAACGCCGCTTTAGGTGCAATTCATGGTGCAAACCAAACCCATTTATTCTATCAATCCGACGCCGCTTTAGGTGCTGGTGCCGGTGGTTCGTATCAAATTACCCCGTCACATAGGTCGGAGAAAGAAATAAAACCTGTGGGTAGTTCGGCTGGTGCCTTAGCGGCATTGGCTTGCACACCACTCGCCAGTGCTACTGGTGCGGCTAATACGCACTTAATTAGTATCAATTGGTCGAATGCAAATGGTTCTTCAACGAAAGCACTGGTGCAAAATATCCACTATACCGTGAGTGGGAAAGTAGTCAGTGTCACATCGGCTGGTGCTGGTGCGGGACAAGCGGAAATCACCTATACCCATTCGGGGTATTAAGGTGGTTAATCACTATCGTAATAAGGTGACACAGGACTGTCCGGGTTGTAAAACCGGCGTTCTCGCAATACGCATAAACGGGTTTTATGCTGGAAGTAGGGAAAGGATATTCTTATGGGAATGTCCTGCGTGCGGTGAACTATGGCGGAACGCACGACCGATGTTGAAAGGCGTGCCGCCGATGTTGGATTCGGTGTCCTCAAAGGAAAGTTCCAAGGATATTCAAAAAATAACTTAGAGGGTCGTGCTGAACGACAGTCTAAGAAACGCTCATGGAGTGTTTCTCGTAAGAACAAAACAAAACGCACAGCAAACCGCTACAAACGGGCTAAACTTCGTGGTAGTGGTTCGGGGGCAAGACCTAAAATGCGCCGTTCATTAGGTGCAGGTGGGACAAGACCAGCGAGGGATCGATGATGTTAGGTATATTTTATGCCTTTCTCATGGTGACGGGTGTTTTCATTCTGTATGAGTTTTTGGCCGTAGATGAGAGGCGTTAGGTTATGAGGGACAATGCCTTCGACCAAGCGTGGACGATCATGAAGGGTATTGTTTTTGATGGTAAGCACTATGAAGACATTGATGAATTAGACCCTCAAATCCTCGAAATACTAAGGCTTTTCAACGAGAATAATAAAGAAAACCCATTACCACAACCCCCGTTCCAAGCAAAAGGGCGTGAAGGAAAACCATTCAAGGCTATGAGAGATGCCCGTTTAGACGGTATCGATCACCAACCTATTTTTGATTCTATGAGAGGGTTCACAGATCCGGAAAACAGTATGCTTTCTACCTTTATGAATTGGGAGGGAGGCAAAACAAGTGAGATGCCAAAGTTCCGCAACATGGCCTCACAATTGGGTTCACGGGGTCGCCCTGTCGAACCAATGACAGGCAGTGGGTCTTTCGTGCTGGGTATGAATAGGGGCAGTGGCTTGATGAACGACATGAACCCCGATATTGTAAATGTCCACCGTCAAGCAAAGGCTGGTCTTGGTGATGTTGCTATTCCTCAATCGCAAGAAGCACATAACGCCGCTATGGATGCCATGAATACTATTCGTGAAAGACGAGATGTGGATGGAGAGGAATTGTCAGATCAAGACCTTCGTGAACTCGCCCAGCATTTCGTGGGCAACAACCTATCCTCCTTCCGCACAGACTGGCGAGGTGCCGACTGGGATGGTCGCACCGAAACCAACGCAAAGGGCAAACAAGTCCCTATCGGCGGCTTCGATGCAGATTACGCCACAGCCTATACAGAAGGTCGCTACCCACACCAAAAATGGCGTGACAATAATGCAGAAGTCAATAGATTACATGCGTTAAGAGAAGCGCAGGGTTCGACAGCAGGGTTCACGAATGCTGAAAAGAAAAAGGTAGGGAACTGGCGTGCATTCCCACATCATGCTGGTTCGCTTAACCTCGATGCTTACGCTTCCCGCTACAAAGGAGTGGACATACGAGAAGGTGATGCCTTTGACCTCAACGATCAATTACGACCGGATGATTTGTTGTATTTAGATCCTCCATATATTGGCCGTGATATGGATTATGGGGCAACAACCCTACAACAACAAGGAAGAACCTATGACGACTTCCAAAGAAAAATACTACAAATGGGTAGAGAGCATGAAGGGCCATCTATCCTTTCAAATTACATGTATGCAAAAGATAAGCACCAGCCCTTAGATAGATACATCAAGGATGCTATGGATTCGGGCTACACGCTCTACCCTTGGCTACGCAAACCAAAAGCCAACAAGTTCCCCCAAGTAGAAATGTTTGGATTGAAAGGATTGAAAAATCCTCTCCCTTCTTCGGCACAAAGGACTCTCTTCTAATCGTGATTCCAACATGTGTCCTTGCCAAACATACGGATCTGGCGACAACGGTTTCCTTGAGC